AAGTCCCACCTGTAAACGGCTTGTTACTTCCGCCGCCATACTCAGCAACACTTGATATGGCAAACCATGTAGAACCAGCAGTTGTTAATGAGTACGATGTAGTAGACCCAGAAACAGTTTTAGCGCTGTCATAACCTGACATACCAGCGTCGCTCGTATTGCTCACTGCAACAGATCCTGTCCACGTTACAACGTCATTTAGAGATGGTGATGACGTAAAACTTGTTGGGTATGTGATGTTGGCTGTGTAGCTGTTTGCAATAGCCACATCTATGCGGATCTCTGGAAGTATCCCACCATCAGAAACGGCTGTTGATAATTTGCTGGGTGTTGGGTTTCCGTATGCGCCAGTTTTCGTTGTCTGAATTACACACTTTGCCGCCACATTTCCGACGATATCCACATTATTTGCAAGAGCTGGTGAAGCCAGTGCTAGGATCGGTATTAAATATTTCATATTAACCTCACTTGTTGTACTGCATGTCTACCATTTTTTCATGCTTCAGTTGTTGTGCCAAATTAGCCCTTAATGCTCTTTTGTTATCTGGCATTTGTTTTTCACTCAATTTATATTTGTCCTCATATATACCACCATTAATAGTAGAATTATAGTAGGGCTGAATATTAGTTTGCAAATTTATAATATTTATCATTTCGCCCTGCTGGTATTCTTGGAACATAGTTAAAGCATTTTGAGAAGACATTAAGCCTAATTCTATTTTTGTTGGCTTATCATCATTTTCGTCGTCCTCAGATATTTCGGCTTCATCTGGGTATTCGTATTCCTCAGCCTCAATTGTGCCAATTACCGCATCATCTTCTAGCGCGTTATAAACTTCAACTACAGGCACTTTTGGTATTGGCTTCTTGTACCCAGCGCAACTTGGGTTAAGCTGTGGATCATAACATTCGTCAACGCGAAATGTATATACAACTGTGGCATTCTTAACAGTTCCCTCGCCTTCCACTGTGATAGACCCATCGCCCCAATTTTCCAATGGAATATTATTTAATGGAAATGACTTCGTGATTGTATTTGATGGAACGCCTGACCAATCGTCAGTCTCCTTAAATAAGTAACCATCGCCGCCAAAGTTTAGATTACCCACTGTGACTTTCATATCTGCGTCTGTTTCTTTTTCTGTAGTGTATCTGTAGATTAGGCCATTTATATCTACACCACCAATTGATGGCAAAACAGATGACATACCCCAGCTTAAACCATTTTTGGCGGCATTTGTACTCGCCCAATAGCTGTATGGGTCGGCGTTAGAGTAAGAGTAGTAGGAACAAAGTGCTAATGATAACACCAAGCCCAACTTTTGTTTCTGCGTCTTCATCAAACATTCTTTCTACTAGATTTTTTTGGTCTTCACTTATTCTAGCTTCTACTGCCCTCATCTCCCATTCAAGCCTAGCCTCATCCCCTATTTTTCCATCCACCGGGCAATAAGTGCCGGCGTTTTTCATTGCCAATTTGACCCGATCATCGCCGCAGAGCAAGGCGACTGAAGCTACCTTCATGCCGGTGTCATATAATAACCGGGCGGCTCGGAGGCGTTCACAATTTAAGTCTTTTACAGTTTTGCCAGCAGAGATACCTAATATCTGCGTTTGTACTGCGCCTGAGATCCCCACGACACATAAATCAGATCCGCTTGTGCTAACTTGTGGTGAAATTGCAGATGGTGGTGGGCTATTAATTGTTGTATCCATAGACCCACTGGAATTTATATTGGTATTCGTATTTATTGTGTCATCTTCAGCATAAGCAAAACTGCCAAAAACAATGAAAAATCCAATTATTAGTAAACGTAGCATTTTACTTCCGTTCTAGTATGCGATCCATCTTTGCGTCGATCAAATCTAGCCTGCCGAACAATCTATTCATTGACGCACTATTGTCAGATTTCGTCACATATTCCTCTCGCGTTCTGTTCAACAGAATTTGTAATCTGTTCAACTCTAAAACATATCCGCGTAAAACAAAACCCACAAACGCCAATGCGAATGTGAGCGTGCCACTCCATAGGTCTGCCATTTCCATCAATACGCACCTTCCCAAACGCGCAATGACTTAAACTCATTGCTCATTAATTTTTTCTTCAGCACTTCTTTAACTGCATGTGTATCAGTCCATTCAACGCCAGCCTCTTTTAACCAGACGCCAAGCAGTGCCATATCGACATTACCAACGTGTTTGTAATCTGTGCCAAAGCTATTATCAGTGACTTCTCGCGCATGTGCGGCGTCTTCTAGCATTTGATTTGCATTATGTGTTCTCTTGATAATTAACTTATCATCATCAACGTACATATTTTCATTAATTTTATTTGATAAACCAGACATTTTATGCTCTCTTAGATTTCTTGCCTACGCACTTCCAGCGCTTACGTGATAAATTTAATGGGCTATTTGGATTTTTAGCCGCCTTTGGTGATCTTTTCTTTTGACCAGCAGATCTAGCACAATAGGCGTCACCTTTTTTTGTGCCAGCTCTTACTCTCGGCTTACCATCACTTGCAAGGCCAGCTTGTCCGTAGCTAATTTTTCTTCCATTAACTACTTTTACTTTCGCTTTGCCTGCTCTTGGTTTTGCCATTATTTCTTTTCCCATGCCTCGTTAATATCAGGGGTACTTGGATCATCAGCTTTTAATGTCCCATTGGAATTTCTTGCGCGTTTTAAAATTGATTTTTTAGCGACTTTTTTTGGCTTTTCCTCAACACTATCCAAAATTGTAATTACGTGCGGCCTAAGTTTAATGATCTTTGCAACTTCATCGTCAGGTAAGGTTGTAACCTCGCCTTTTTCAATGCGACCATTACTGCAATTTAATTTAATAGAGTTAACTTTAACTTTTTTCATTTTATTCTCCCATTAATGGATTATGGGGCGACCAGAGCCGCCCCAAATTGTTAGATTATGATGTTGTGTTATCAGCAATCATACCAGATGATTTCTCATTTTTAACGCAGAGCGTTAGTTCTGTCACAACTTGCCGGACGCTTGCGTCACCGGTTTTAGCTAACGCAACATTTTTAGTTCCACGAAGTACCGCAACCTCAAACATATTGTCTTGAGTAATGAATACATCACGTGATCTGTTCTCCCGGCTGGGTAGAAATTCTACAGATCCCCAAGGGGTTACGTACACCGCTAAACTTTTTATAACACGCTCATCGCCAGCTTGTACTGCACTACGCTGGTTGTTGTTACCAGTGAATGCTAACGCTTTGTTCATTTGGAACGCAGACAAGTAAACTGTGTCTGGCTTTCCGCCTTCTTCCCAAATTGACTGCATAACGTCGTCAAATTTAGCTTGCGTGAAAGCAGTTGGAGCGCCACTGTCAGTACGTGCATCTGTACCATCACCAGTTGGGTTTGCGCCAGAAGATGCAGATACAAAATTTACGTTTGTAAGCATCCAAGCTGGTAGACCAGCAAGTTCTCTGGCAGTAGTAGAATTACCAGCTACACGCGCATTATTGGCAAATAAAGCCTTTTCTATATCGAGCTTCTGCTCTTTCGCGACCTTGAGGACTTGATACGCAATTTCTGAGTTCCGGCCGGCCTTATCCAGACCTTCATCTGTGTCAGGTACTACAACGGCATTTTTGAAAATGTTTGTATAATTTCCAAGTCTCGTTGTTGCAGATCTCGCTTCAGCAGTAGTCACATCACCTTCGATGTGCGAATTCCCTGCGCTTGCACGAAGTGCATCTGTTTGCCATTCGACTAGAGTATTTCTAGCTGTTGTTTTTTTACACTTGGTGTAAAAGGGTGTTTCTTCCGGAGCAATGGAAGTAATAATATCACTCAACTGCTCCTTGATGCCCACTGCATCATAACTATCAAAAGTATTCGCCGCTTGTGCCATTTTTGTGTCCTTTCAGAGACTTAGAAGACTAACTTAATGTTAATCATTGTTTAACATCAGACTAATCGCATCTTCGATTGAGCCTGTTTTTGCAAGACGCTGTTGCGCCTTATTTCGCGCCACTTCTACACCGCTAGATTTTTGCTTTTTTGTGCCAGCCTTAACTACTGGGCGTGCCTTACCGCCCTTTGATTGCGTGGCCTTACGTTTAGAAACTAAGTTCCGCCATTTCCTAGCATCATTCAATGCGTCAATGTATCTGGCATCTACTACCATAGACATCTCTTGTTCGGAAAATCCATAAGCTACACCAGTGTCAGATAATGCTTTCTTTATTGCATCGCCTTTCTCTGGATCTGCTATTTCTGGAATACGTTCTATAAGTATTGCGGCCTGCTCTTGCAAATACGTTTGTTCCGCTTGCGCCTGAGCCTGCTGTTGTTGTAGTTCCTGTTGTTGCCGTTGCACTTGAACCTGATACATAGTTTGATCATATTCACTCTTCGCTTCATCGTAGATTATTTTGGCCTGCATATAACCTATGGGATCGTCAGAATAATGTTCCGAGTTTGGTTGCGTAGGTGGTGTCATACCATTCTTTTGTAACCTGTCAGCTAAATCTAAAGAAGATTGTATTTGCTTTGCTACTTCAGCTTCTTTTTGCTCAAATTCTTTTCGTATTTTCGCAATTTCTTGAAACCTATTGTTAATCGCCTTCTGCCCCGAAGCATCACGTTTTAGCTCTTCCAGTGTCCATTTTTCTTCAACACCATCAATCTTGACAGTGTAAAGCATTTCTTGGTCTGGCTCGGCATCTTCCGCCTCTGGTTCTTCGTAGTCGATTTCGCTATCATCTTCACTGGATAGCTCTTCAGTGTCATCTAAACCCTCGGCTTCAATAACAGCTTCGTCATCACTGACTTCCTGCCCTTCAGCTTCGTCTAAATTTTGTTCCTCAGCTTGTGCTTCTGGATTTTCAATTATGCTTTCTACAGCCTGTTCAAGTGTAGTCGATTCCATCGGTGCTACTTCCTTTGTTTATCAAGAATTACCTCTGCCGATATTGCGGCGTCGAGTGTAATTTCGATTTCGTTTAAAGCCCTCACTATTGAATGAGCTTCCTCACGCGCATCGACGTCTGATGCACTACTCTCCGCAAAAATCCTCATTTGATCTTCGCGAACATTCTCTACAAACTTTTTGAAAGCCGTATCGTTTTTTAAACGCTTGGCTTCCTCAGCTTCTAATCTAATTACTTGAGCCATTATGACATATTTCCTTGTGCTATGCCACCAATCATACGATTTTTATCTTGCTCGGCTTTTACTCTGGCGACGTCAACTTTTGTACCATATTCGCCGTAAATCTTGGCGGCGTCTACAAGTAAATCTTGCGCCATCTGGTCACGCTTTAAATCGTCAGCCTGAGCATTTTTCATCATATCCATTTGCAACTTGGCGGCATCCGCCTGCATCTTAGCTTGCACTTTCATTTGTTCTGCCTGCAAGAACGCGGCGTTTGGATCTGGCGCTTGACCTTGTGCCTCTTGAGCCGCCTGCTGTTGTTGTAGCATTTGCATCTCGATCTCTTCAGTAATTGGAGCAAAATACCTGTCAGCGTTGCGTATTCCGGCAACAGCCAACTGGTCAGCCAATGTGTTTCTGATGTTTGTCATCGACACTAAGCCGTTTTGTGCGCCGTATGTTTGATATACGAGCTGTTGCATTTGTAGGGCTTGGTTAAGTGCGATTGCTTTTTCTTCCTCTCTACCAGTGCCTAATCCAACATTAATCATAACATCCATTGAGCCATCCCAAACGCGAGGATCTACAGGAACAAATCTGCCGTTCATACGCATCATTTGCTCTTCATCAACATTCTTGTGGGTAATTCTCAACATTAACCCAAACAGGTCACGCATACCATCTGCGAGGTTTCTTACCATCACTTCAGTTTGACCAGCTCCAGCCTGTATTGTGGCCTGTACAGCCGCTTTAGTTGTTGACTGCATTGCATCTGGGTCTAACCCCATAGAGGCTCTGGATACGCCTGTTTTCGTCTCTACAAGGCTATCTAAGTAAGTTAATGCGCTTAATGTCTGGCCTGCAACAAATGGTACTGATAAATCCTGCACTTGACCCATTTGTTGCATTCTAACGATTGACCCAATTTCATTGTTAAGTAGGTCATCAATATTAACCCCCGGTGTCACTGCCATACGTGGGTTATTTGTCATTGCTACGTTATCTAAAATACCACGTAAAATTGATGTTGCCGCGTCCTGATCGTCCATAACAATCTCAGCTAGTGATCTGCCATAAAATGCATGTGGCTCAGGATCTATTTCAAATTTAGCAAATGGTGTTTCATCACATGGCTCAAAGTCCAAAACTTTATACTTTGTGCCGCCACAAGTTATCTTGTGTAATATAGGTATACCAGTGCCTTCAACATCAATTCTCATATATGCTTCAGTAATGGTAACATTCTTCATTGATGGGTCTGATGCACTTTCTTCTTTAAAATCTGCATCGTATCCACGCCTTGTATAATCTTCCTCAGATGAGACAACGCCACCACCTTCTAGGCTGTTAAGATCCATTACTATATCTTTGTCAAAGCCCATCGCAATCACATCGCCAGCTCTCATCTCTGTTCTGTGAGCTACCACATATGCGTCCTCAATTGTCCTAGCATCTCTGCTGATGAAAAATTCCTCTGGTGGAACACTCTGTATACACAATTCGCCTTTTTCACTTTGTCGGCTGATCTTTGCGCTGTGAATAGGCATTTCGACTTCCGTACCCATTGGATCTATCTCAATGCTCATTTCCATCGAATGTTCCAGCACTTGCACATTTTCATCATCAATTAGGTATGTGTATTCCTCATCAGACAAATCAGTATATGTATGTATTTCAGCCTCTGGATATGTCATCCAATATGCCTTCACAATACCTTGCTTCTTTACAAGGGCATCTTGGAACGCATCATTAATTACGCGATAACCATTTAGTCTGGTAAATTCGTGGTGCATAAATTCTGTAGCTTGGTCTGCCATAGGCACGTCTTCTGCGCCTCGTGGTATGTATTCAACTGGTTTTGCAGTGCTTAGGAATATACGCATTAAACTTGGCTTTACAGCCCTTATTGTGTCACGCACTTTTGTTGCAACAACTTTGCTCCTGCCATCTTCGTGACCTAAATCAACTTCGCCATCGTAGTATTCTTGCGCCCTGATCCTTTCATCCATTATCTCCCCTTCGACAAAAGATACAGCGTCATCAACAGCATTAGAAACTATGCCTTCAATTTCAGTCATTGTTTTAGGTTTTAGTTCCATGTCTTTTCCTTAATATCTTTCAATTCCAGCAGGCACAGCGCGAGCGCCTGCCACATTTGATATTCTAGCTAAATTCGTGTCTATGAAAGTTTTTAGATTAGCTAAACCACGTTCATCTTTTAGTATAGATTTTACATACGCGGCGTCATTAGATAGAAGTACATCAACAACCTTACCGCGATCAGCTTCACTTAGCGCTGGTGCAGATTTTTTCATGTAAGTCTGTAATGCGTTTGCAAATCCGCGTGGAGAAAACTGCCCTGCAAGTCCACTCATTACAAGGCCAAATAGTGCTGTATCTCCACCTTGTCTACTCATAGCCGCGTCAGTTCCAGCAGTTGGGCTACCAGATAAGACTTTACCAGATGCATACTGACTGTCAGCCGCAATCCCTATTTTGTTTAAGATTTCGTCTAAGTCCTCTTCTGGATATAAGGCTCGAAGTATCATGCCTTCCTTAGTTGTTTCATCTCTTAATTTATTCATTAATGTATTTCTTTGAGTGCTGGTAACTGCATTTCTCAAACTAGACATATAGCCAGACCTAAATGCCTTAACAGCATCGTCACCTTTTTTCTTTATGTCGCCAAATATTACTGGCACTTCATCAGCACGTTTTCCGATAATGTCTATACCTTCACTATATGCATCTCTAATCACTCTGCGATTTTTTGCTCCAAGTCTAACCTCTGGCAAATCAGGCGCATCTAGGTCAATTGCATCAGTGAGCTTTTGCTGTACAGATTTTTGTGCGATTGCTAATTCGTTTTCGCCAGATCTAAAGTTTTGCCCAACTGTGTCTCTTATCTGCCTTCTAATACCTTCCACTTGAGATATAGTAAGTGGCGAGGCAAAACTAACACTGCCATCTTTTTTAACTGTAAGTTTATTTCCGCTTATGTTCAATATTTGCTTCAAGCTGTCAGCCGCGCTAGGCACAAGTTTAATGACATCTTCAACTTCCCTCATTAGCCCAGCAGTTGCGTCCACAGTTTCAAATTGCTTATATGCCTTAGCTTCTGTGATTTTACCTTCATCAACAGTTTCTTTCATAGCTCTAGTTATATTAGGATCATCAAATTGAGATGTGTTGGCCTGCAATTCCTTGATAGCTTTATTACGCAATGTTGTTGGCCTATCCCCTAGTATATCACTTATGTCCTTTGCAGGCTTACCACCCTGCCCATAATAACCCCTGACTTCCATAACTAAATCAGCGTTTTCAGCCATAATTCTACCAGACGCAATGTCTTCTAAAACTTCATCTACCGATTTACCTGTCGATCTAACAAGTCTTTGTAATTCCATCTCCGCCAAAGATCCGACGCTCTGGCCTTTTTTCTGTCTAATTTTATCAATAACTTTATTGGCAATTCCACCAATTACACCACTAGCAAACTTTAGAGCTGGGGCGGCAATGCCACCGCCAATAGACGCTGGGGCGGCGTTAAACATGCGCTCGTTAAATCCACCTTCACCAGTATTGAAACCATAAACTGCACCAGCTCCTACGCCTGCACCAGCCGCGCCTTTGTAAGTTTGTGGCGTGGTTGTGCCTATTACACTTGCTATCGCCTGCCTGTATTTTGGCTGTAAACTAGCGGCAACATAATTTTTCATACCAGCGTTACCCTTACCCTTTGTGGCAATCGCTGTTAGTATAGCTGGTATAGATGCACCAGCCATTTCATACCCAAGTGACGATTTAGGGTACGCCTTATTGTATTCATCGAGTGACTTTCTTATTTGCATTAGAGCTGTATCGTAATCTTGACCGGGTAGTAACGACCTTAACGCGGCCTCCATTTCATCAGCGCCGCCAAGAGTAACACCTTGAGCCATAGTCCTAATTCTCTCTTTAGGCTCTCCAGCCGCCATCATAGCCTTGTAATCTTCAATCGCTTTTAACTGATCTGGTGTCATAAAATTATCCTATTGCATAAATGGAGCGCGTTGCGTTGGTGTCATACTGTTCCAATCACTCTGGGTCATACCTGTTTCTTGTGTAAAGTTTTCTGGCATTGGTGGAACGACTTCACCACTTGCAACGCCAACTTTTTGATTAAAGTTTTCAAATGGGGATGGTCTAGCATAAAGTGCATCATAAACATCTGCAATTGTAAATTCCGTTGGGTTTCTTCTATGCTTTTGTATAACTTCTGTTGCCATTGCGTCATATTCCGCAATACCACGCATTGTTTGTATAATTAATGCATTACCAGCTCTTGTATTTATAAGTCTAGGCAATGACTGCTTAAATAATGCCAAATCAGCATCAGACATCGGGCCGGAGCCAGCTTGCCTTTGCTCCGGAACCATACTGTTTATCAGAGCTACCGCCGCCTCTATATCTCCTGAACCTTCAGTTTTAATTCCAAAACTACCAGCTAAGTTTTTAAAATATCCCACAGCGCCTGTATCTGCATTTGCAAGTAAAGTTTCTAATCTGTTTATTTTGTTTAAATTTCCTCTAGCCTTTAATCCAGCATCTGCAACTTCCCCTAACGTAGTCGCATCGACTTTAGCAAAAGTGCCACTATCTCCGCCAGTGTTTAAGTTAACATTTGTTCCAGACTGCACTTGAGCCAATGCCTCTTCGTGGCTTAAACCTAATGATTTGAAATACTCATAATTTTTCATTTGGGTAGTTCTAGTATCTTTAGGCTTTGTAAGTAAAACATTAGCCGCCTGAGCTGGCGTAATAGCTCCAGAAAGCAACATATCAGCTATATCTTGCCTGCCAGCCTTTATAAGCATTTCCACAGTTTTGTTTTTATTGCCATCTTTAATTCGTTGCGCTCCACGCGCCCTAATTGCATCTCCAGATCTTAACTCAGGTAAAATTAATGCGTCTAATGCTTGTGCAAAATTTTCGTACCCAGATAATCCAGTAGAGCTAGATCTTGTGTTCATACGATCAAGTATACCAGCTAACCCAGATTTAGGCTGTTGCATTTGCTGTTGCGCCTGCATTTGCATTCGTGGGTCAACTTGAGCTTGTTGTTTTAGCATTGGATATTTTTGTTCCATTGATAATTCTTGAGCTGTTTTTATTTTTGGAAAGCCAATCATTACTTATTACCTCCGGGGAACATTGATGCGCCTAGTTGTAGATAATTAAATAATCCGGGTTGCATCGAGTTTGTTGTAGTGGATTGATTAGGTGTTGCACCTAGAGCCGCCAGTGGCGCAGAAAGAGCCGCAGTAGGTGAACCAGAATACCCTGCATATTGTGCCTTAGCCGCATCAATAAGCGCCTGTTGCATCCCCTGTTGGAGAATACCTTGCTGTGCCTGTTGTTGCTGTATTGTTTGACCAGTATTAAACGCCTGCTGACCCAATTGACCCATTTGGTTTGCCGCGCTCAATTGTGCATTTCTATTTGCCATTTGGTTAGAAACATTTTGCTGTTGTGCCGCCATTAAATTATTAGATAAATATTGATTAGCACCAGTTCTAGCCGCCGCATTTTGAGCTTGTATGTTTTGCAATCTAGCAATGTTTGCCGCCTGTGCCGCCTGAGCTGATGTTGCACCAAACTGAGAAGCCGCCGTTTGCTGACCTATGTCAAATTGTCTATTTTGCAGTGCCTGATTAAAGCCCTGTTGCCTTAATCCAGCAACTGAGTTTAACGCCTGATTTGCAAAGTTTTTGCGTGTTTCTGCTTCAGCTATTCCATGTCGAGATCCACCAAACGCATTAGCTTGTGTCGCCTGAGCGCCCATCTGGTTAAGTGACATCTCCTGAGCCTTACCAATATCGGTTAATGTATTCTGCACGACTTGGTTTTCGTATGGGTTTTGATATGCAGATAAATCTGATCCTGCAATTTGCCCTGCGTTGTATCCGAAGCCCTGCTGATTACCCACAGATGACTGCATAGCTGGGTTGTATCCAGTTGCCTGTATTTGTGCTGGTTGGTAACTGTATGCCGCCTGAGTGCCTTGCATGGCCTGTTGTAGCCCACCAGCCGCCGCTTGATTTACATTAAAACCGCCTTGAGGGGCAGTATTATTTACGGCCTGTGCTGGCATGGGTGGCGAAACGCTAGGCGCTGGGTTATTGCCAGACATAGTATTCATCACGCTTGTCTCTAATGCCGAACCCATCGGCCTCACTTGTCCACCACCAGCCATATTATATATCCTTCTTTACTAAGCCAATTGCAAAGAATTGCGCTGTTCTCGCCGCAAAATGTATTGCGCCTTTTACTGTGCGTTTCTTGCCATTGGCAAATGCGATGTAATCTTTAAACTCGCCGTAATGCTCGCGAGCCTTGCCCTGCTCAATCTTCTTTTGACCTAAATACCTGTAGCCACGTCTGATAGCTTCGCCCCACCATTTTCCATGCAGTGCATTTACACACCACACAATTGCCTCGCGCTTATCTTTGGTAGAGAACCCTCCAGAATTTACAGCGTGAGTTGCAATTACACATGAGCCACGATCTGAGCTATTTGCACTTTTACTGCTTGAATTTGAGGTAGCATTTGCTTTTGCGTCATCAACATCCACACTGCCAACAGGCATTCCACTTGATTTAGATGTCCAATTTCCACTGGTACTGTTCCAATATGTGTCAGTCATATCAGTGCCAGTTGGTATTTCTGTTCTTTCATTGCCAAATCTATCATAGTTCATATTGCGACCCAAACCACTTTCGTTGAAGTCGCCATACCCATCGCCGCCTGTTTTCCCACCAGAAACCCCAGACGCATAAACCTGATTGCTAACCGCATCCTTAACGTCATATGGCTCATACTTACCAGTTCCGAATACCTTACTAACTAAACTGTCGTCTTGTCCGGGGTTTGCTCTTATATACGCAATCTCTTCTGGCGTTGTCGCACTTCCAGCAACTACAGTATTTATTAAACCAGCTCCGGGGATAAACGATGGTATTCTCCTACCATAAGAATTTGCCATGTCCTCATATTCAGCCGCAGTAGGTGCTACAAAGCCTTGTCCACCAATACCATCTTCATTATCATTTCTGTTTATTCCACCTAAATCACCAGAAACTGGTGCAGGCGCAGGAGCTGTGGGATTATAATTAGTACCATAACCAGAGTTTGATCCATAATCTCCATAAGTTGGCTGGTATTGTCCTGCAATTCCGCCTGCTGGTGCTGACATCGGCTGGTTGTAATATGCGCTGTCTACGCCATAATCTGTAGTATTAACTAGTGGCGCATCCAGCATACCACGACCCATTAAAGATCCACCGGGTCTACCTTGAAATTCTGCTGTGGCATCAAACCCAGCATTTGGGTTAACAAAAAAGCTATCGATTAAACCAGCCTGAGCTGGTCTTAAATAATTTAGCGTGTCAACGCTATCTTGAAACATTGGAGCTGAAGAATAGCCAGTTATGCCATCCGCATATACATTCGGCCTTCCCATATTACCCATAATGTCAGTGCCACTTGTGGGCGTAGCCATACCAAAAGCATTTGCAGTATCTGCCGTATTTTGGAAGGATGCCTGTTGCATTGGGTTAAATGCCGCAACATCAGCGCCATAATATGGCGTGTAGCCTACGCGAGATATATCGTCAGCTTTTGCTAAGTTTGCCCTAGCCGCATTTTCAATATAATCTGGTATTGTAATTTGTGAAGTGGTTGAACCACCTTTGCCGCCTGACATTATGTTAGCTCCTTAATATACGACGAATGAAGCTGATCCCAGCCATGATCCGATAGTGGTTTTTTCCATCCAGCACGACCAGTCATCGTCAATGCAGAACACCCTTGAGCTTTTGCCCAATTAATTACGTCAGTGTGCATATCCATTATTTGATCCAACTCGCCGCCCCCAAGAAAAATATTTAAATGCTTCAAATTAGGATATAACACAATTTCTGACACGATGCACCCCCTCGGTGTAGGCCAAAGTTGCATTGTGCCAGACTTAATCCCTTCAACTACATGAATAAAATCGTGAGTACCGCCAGAATACTCTAATGCGGCCTCGATCCATTCCCTGCAATTTTCGATTAATTCATCAATTACCATGAACCACCTGTCAATGTTACGCGCTTCCAAATGTGAGCTGACCCATCGTGAGCCGCAGTGCATACATAAATATATGATGCATCCCAAGATATTAATCCAGCCTTATCGCCAGCTACACCCACACTAGATGCAGGGATTGCATTCTTTAATATAATTTCACGAAAAGCGCCTGATCTACTTATAACTGGATATAGGTTTACCCTGTCCCACATCATTGTGCCATTTTCGGATGCACTTTCCTCGCCGTTCTGCTGAACCAATGTAGACCGAGTTTGTGATAAATGCTGAACAAGCCTTCGACCCCACGTACGCCAATCGTTGCCGATAACGTCTGGGGCTTTTTGTTGTTGCTCGCTCATCTCGCCCCACCAGCCGTAACATTAAGTCTATTTATACCGACACGCCAATCACCTAATGAATTTGCGTCTATTCTTAATTTAACTTGCCTGCCCGTAAATCGCAGAGATGTTGGATTGGACATAGAGAATGCGCCATAGGATCGTTCAGTTCCATTTGGATAGAACCTTGTCTTAAATGTGACTGTCACGTCGCCCTGCGTCTTCTCGTCTGGGATCATTTCAGTGACAGACATTACACTTTCGCCAGTGCCTAGCGCAATTGATCCGCTTTCAGCAAATGGTGTAAGTGAGCCATAATCAAATCCGACCTCATGCTCGTATAACTTGTTGTTTTCTGCGCTTGCCCATATTGGCTGTCGATATGTACCCATATCATAACCAGCAGTTCTGCCTAGTTCACCAATATACCAAGTATTCTCAACGTAATTATAAACGCAATATCTGTCATTTTCTGTAGATGAGCCAGAAGGATAGAACCAGAATATCTCGCCGTATGTGCTGTTAGTCACTGCAAAAGTTTTTGATATTTGCGCTCGGTTTATATCTGAGAAGACATAATCTGATATTTCGCTTTCAATTTGTTGCACTGCGCCGCCTGCATATGCATAGAATGAGTGATTGCCCATCCAAAACGCGCCCCTATCAACTGATGCTATGGCTTTGTTCGCAATTAATCCGCAACTAGCCCCCACACGCTCAATACCATAAACATATGGCGCTCCAATGTAATTGGCTACATGGGCGTCCATGCTTGTTAATATTAAAGTTTGGCCTTGCACTCGTATGCCAGCCATAATTCTGCCACTTGTGTTTAATTCTAAATCACCAGCTTCATTTGTTGCGGCTGGCGTCCATGTGGAGCTATCTTCCCTGTCACACCATTGCACCTTACGTTGATTTCCGCCTGCACCTAATGCGAACAAAAATCTTTCTTCAGTTACAACTATACTTTCATTGTTAATTGGAGCATTTGACAATACTGCGGCTGGTGTAGAGTTATTTATTTGCCACTCGTAAATTTTTCCATCATCTTCATTGCAGGCGACAAGGTATTCGCCCCATGTATCTAGCGACCAAGTTGTTGCAGGCTGTATTCGCGCTGTATCTGGGCGAGCCACGCCGTAGGCATACTGCCCAAAGTAACTACCCCCATATCCTGTAAATGCCTCGGCGTCTTCACGACCACTTACTAAACCAGTTGGCGTTATATCGTGACGAACACCTTGGGATGTCCAGCTATAAAGTTTATTATATGTACCACCAACAATGTAGCGATCTTGGTCATTTGCGATCCAAGTAATTAATCCACGAATTTTAGCATTAGCCGCCGTGTCTGATCTAGTACGCCAGCCACCCATCGGGCGCATTGTGCCATCAACCCAGCGGATTAAGTTAGCGTCACGCCATCGACCTGACGCTTGTAATTCAGTGCCGTTGCGGTAAATGCCAGCAGGGATGTCTAATGGTATTAGTGGCATGTTTACCTCATTGGTCTAAGTTACTGTGACTATAACATATTTTTACACTTATTAACAATATACCTTTATGTTGGTTTAGTAGGCCAAATATCACCATTTGGAAAATCTTCGTGGTCTGGCAAGTCTCTTAATGCTTGACGATATGTTCTTTGCGCTTCTGTCATTGTGCGGTCTGATGCCGCCCACCAATCCGTTTCTGCTAAAAAGGCATCTCTATATTTACGAATTTGCGCTTCGGCTTCTGCTTGTGTTGTCATAAATTTTATCCCTTCTATGAAATTGTCATAGTATTAATTGTAATACTTGCCGTATTGGCGCTATAAACCATATGGGAATTACCCATATTCCAACTGTAAACATCTGAACCCCATATAACAAATCTGTCGTTTGGACTTACAGACATTAAAAAAGTTTTACCTGATGCTGGTAGTGTCGTTTGTGTATTCCAAGGCGCACTTGGCTGAAAGAAAGCTGTAGATTTATTAGTAGAAGTATTTTTCACACCAAATAGTAACAAATCACCCCAATAGCCTTGTCTCATACTGAAGGTGTTAGGACTGGGTAGATTATAAATAATTTCTACTACGCCAGCCGCAGTAACCGCAGGCGTTGTAACTATTTCATAAATTGATGAGGGAGTACCAGTTACTTCTTTGTTCAATGCATTGCCAAAAATGGCTGTGCTTACATTATACCCATCACTAGGTTTAGTCCAAGTGCTTGAATTTCGATGAACCACAGGCGAAAAGTTTATCGTCCCACCGCCAGCCGATGCAGAAGTAATACCAGTAATATGACCATATGTATCTAAAGTAATATCTTGTATAAAGTTTGAGCCAGAGTTATTTACAGAGCCTTGTGAAGATGTGTCGTCGTGACTAATGCTAATTGTAGCGTTTCCACTTTGGTTTGCTGTGAATGTACCACTACCACCAAGTGCGCCTGTACCTTGTACTGTTAGTGTGCCATTATTAACTGACACAGTTCCAGTACCTACAGATGTAACGTGTCCATATGTGTCAAAGTTAATATCTTGAATGAATGTATTACCACTATTGTCACTGTTACTAACACTGCTTGTATCACTGTGACTTAGCGTTACGTCGCCAGTACCGCCGCCTGACAAACCAGAGCCAGCAGTAATTGTTTGGTCATTTTTAGCGTTAGCTTCAATGCCATCTAGCTTAGTGCCATCAGCCGCAACATCACGACCATCAACTGTACCGCCCACTGTAATATTGCCAGTTGCGCCCACTGTTGTAAATGCGCCTGTAGACGCAGAGTTTGCACCAATTGGCGTACCATCAATCGATCCAGAATTAATATCAATACCAGTGACAGGCGTCGTACCATCTAAAAGATTATCGACGTTATCTAAGTTGGTATTTATCTTTGTACCCCAAGTATCCTCGGATGCACCGACTTCTGGCTTTACCAGACCATATGTAGTTGTTGTAGTATCTGCCATGTTAAACTCCTATAGTTGGCCTTGCGACCTAATATCATTCAGCGATGTATGTGAAAGACGCAAGTTAGGCGCTGTCTGAATAGTGCCACAAAAATGCTTTAATTGCAACATCATGCGGCTGTCCATATTTCTGTTACTTTTGGTATTGTTTCCCACTTCTCAATTGCATTGCAAGTTACTGTCGTTGACGCAGATGTTGCCCCAGCGAATGACATAACTTTATTGCACGTCGCAGTGACAGATGAGGTTGTAGTTATTGTTGCGCCAGACTGATTAACATCAGACCCAATAGACGCCGTACTTGATACGCCAACAACATTGTTTGACGCAACTTCACGCACACGTTCCATGCCTGACGTGCTTGTTGCAGATGTGGCTATTGTCGATCCAGTGCTTTGCACTCTATTAGATGTGGCAGTAGCACTTGATGCCATCGCAATGGTTGACGAGCCAACAACGTCAAATACAAATGTAGCTCCGCCAGATAATGTTGATGACGACGTTGCGCTTGCATTTCTATCACGCCCAGCAGATGCAGTCGTGCCTGACGCTGTGATTACAATTGATCCACTTAGCCTAGCGCGTATAGCAGAAGAGGCTGTAGCTGATACAGAAACAACTGCACCAGCTCCATCAGTGACAAATCCATCTAGCCCAAAATTATATGAGCCGTATGTGCTTTGTCCAAATCCACCACGATATTCAGCCATCTATTAATCTAACGTAATATCAAGATCGCCTGCTGGTAATCTAAATACATCACCAGTATCAATTGCTTTGCTTGTCGTTAGAGCCGCGTATGCTATTAAATTACCGCCAGAAGCCGCATCAAATACGCCAACATGCGTAACTGTTCCATAGCCTGCTGTAGCTGTGGGATATTCGACAGATGCAGAATTTGATGCAGTGTTGCCAGATACAGTAAATGCAACCGACTGACGTGCATATGCACCACCTGTTACTTCAGTACCACCACCAGTATCACTTGGTGCGGCTGTGTATAATGCAATGTGCCACGCAGTAGGGCGTGTCACTGATGATGTAGTAAACACATAGTTTAATACTCTTGTTTCGAAATCGTTTGAAAAACTCATTTTAATATGCCCTTATTTTCATGCGACGACCAGAGCCGCCATATTTAGTTTGATCGCTGACTGCATTAATTGCGTCAACAGCGCTTTGATACAAAGCCGCCCAAGTCGTAATTCGAGCGTCTTCTTTTAAATATGGGGCTGAGTGTACCAAAGCTCCATACAAATAAGCATCTGGATATTCTCCCAGAAGCCAATTAGTTGTATTACTGTCAGATAATGCTGGGATCTTCTGATAGTAATATAATTCCGCATCGTAAACGCCATCTGGCGCTGGATGCACTTGTAACTCGCCAGCAGTCATTGCGTAGTATCTTGGATGGCCTGACACGTTGCCACCTCTTTGTTGCCTGTCTAGTAATTCTGCCTGCGATATTAATTCTAATGGGTTTGTATTTCCACTCGTAACATGAAAGCGGATAGGCTCTAACATATCGGCTGGGATCGCGCTGTATTTTGTGTCAATCTCAGCAGTGGATCTAGTTTCCATTTTCCAGTGGCGCAACTTGCGGTTTAAGTCAGTTTCAGCCAAAGTTATAAATGTGCTAGACACAGAAGCAAGATCATCGCGATTTAAAAAATCTGCGAGTGTCGTCTTTAACTCTGAGTATGTTGTTATTGGCATTGGTTAGCCCCTAGTTTTATTTCTATATATCATATTTATTAGTAAGATAGTAGCCCACGTCTTTTGTTTTCTAAATATGTACTAATGTCGTCAACTTTTTTCTGGTCAATTTCTGTCCTGATGTATGGAGACAGCATAAACGACCTTTGATCTCCTGCTGGTGCTATTCCTAACTGTCGCCTCTTATCAAAAAACTCAGTCCATAACATTTCACCCGGGATACTATCTCCTAGTCCGCCAAGATAGTTTCCTTCAACTTGAGTGTCATATGATTTGTGCTGTACTCTGTTGCCCAATTTATCGGGTGTAATTAAATCTCCGCCAGTGGCTTCCCCTATATACAAACCTGATGCAAATGGGTCTGCCTTTTGCAATCTCTTATCTGTTATTGCCGCCCTAGCTATTCCAGCCATTGGGAAACCTTCTTGGACAAGAAAGTCCTTATCAATATTTTGCCAAAGTTCTCGGCGTTTTGTCCCTGACATATCTGTGTATAAATATTCGCGAGTTTTAGGGTTTAAAATGCCCGGCCACTTAGGATCAATTTTATCTTTTACAAAATCATCATATTTCTTAGCACCAGCTTTTGTAATTTTAGAAAAATCAATCATATTCATCATTGTGTCAGCCATGTGGTGTGAAAAGTCACCAGATTGACCACCCATTGATGTAAATATTTTTAATGGCTTCGTGCCTTCTTTTTCAATAATTTCATTAATAAGTGTATTTTTATCTTTAATTGCGCTATATTCAGATGCCCCTAAACCAGTATTTGTTTGTCTCATAAAATCACCGCCACCCATCATATCTACAGGACGCTCAAATTTCATGTCTCCCACACCAGTTAAAAGACCGCCACCATAAGTTCTGTCCCAATAAGCTGGTATAGCAACTCTTCCTTGGAAATCAGATATATCTACAATTTTTTCTGGCTCTAACAAACCTTTGGTGGGAACAAATGTTCTTTCCAAATTTTCTACATAATCTGGGAGCTTAACATTAGAAAGTTTTGCTGGATCTAATTCTTTTTTTGTAGCTTTTGGTCTTAATTTAACATTAGCAAATGTAGATCCCATTGCGCTTGGATCAACCTCAATGCGGTCAGCTACATCAAGTAAACCTCTTGCGCCTTTTTTAATGCCAGACGCTAATGCGTCACCAAGCCCGGGTACTAAACCAACTAAAGATGCGCCTCCTAAAGCTATAACTAATCCATAGTTAGGCTTTGGCTTTTGTAGCTCGTCGTAAATTTCCTTAGCCGCCATAGCATCACCAATGATAGGCGTGGCTTCAGCCACAAACTTTGCGGCGTCCATTGCCGTAATGCCTTGGTATGGTGTAGCTGTCCTCTTTCCAGAGAAACTCATTGGCCTTTGTTGATCAAGCAGTCCCATTAAAAATTCCATCTAGCATTTGTTGTATTCTAGGTGACATTTCCCTGCTAGGCGTGCTTGCTTCATTTGTTGCGTTATACAGCGCCATTAATTCAGACAGGCCATCTGGGTTAAGCATAATTCTCTTATAATCTTCTGGCTCGTTATTCATCTTATATTCCAGTAGCTCTATAAACCCCTGCTTATTTGCAAGATTAGATCCTTGGATTATGCGAATTACTTCTGCTGGTAAAATCATGCTACGCACTATTTCGCCACCTGTACCATCTGCGCGTCTAGCTGTTGTGCCTTGTGGCATCTGATTAGGGAACGACGTGATGGGATCATTGCCAGCAAAATTGGCTTGGCCTAACGTGCCGTAGCTTGTCTTTTCGCCGATACGATCCATTGCGGATGTGCCATCCATATTGCTTAATAATCCGCCGCGATATTCAAACTGGTCATTAGGCGTCAGGAAATTAGCCACACGCTCCGCAAAGCTATTGCGCCTGTTACGCTTACCCTCATCAATTTGGTTGAGAAAGTTTAGTATGCCCCTATTTATATTTGCCATACTTACCCTTAGTGCATACACCTTTAGCAGAACATCCTGATGGCGTGGCGCAACCCTTGCATGTTTTCATGGTAAAACCTTTTTGCTATATATTATGCGACCATATCACAATTCATCTATTGACGCCAGTATGTTACGCATTCTTTCTGAGAGCTTCCACTCGCCAGCTTTCCACCTCGCGGCGTGCTGTGCATCCTGCAAAGATAAACCGCGTTGCACATACTGCCTTATCCACTTAGCCATCAATAAATTTTTCATCTTAGGTGACAAATTTAAAAATTTTTTTTTCATGCAATTCCCTTTAAATTGCGCTTGATAGATTTATTCCAATTATTGTTATTGCCAGACAAAGCAGTCACAGCGTCTGATGCCATTGTTAGGCAAAGTGCATCTGCAAGATCTGGCGACTTTAGGCCACGTTTTCGCATTGCGTCCTTACTTTCGGCCTTCATCTTGCCCGACGATGTAAATGCGTATCGTATGCCAGTTAATTCCGCAACAAGCTGGTCATCTTTAGGTATTTTGCAGGATCTATCTTCTAACCAGCCTTTTGTCTTAAACCACAACTCACTTCGTAAATTCATATAAGTTTTACCCATTGCTGGGGCTTCGCCAACATTAATCCCACGCACTGGCACACCCAGCTCACGTAATCTATCAACTACACCGCCGCCAACACCAATACTATCAACCAGTATTTCTTTAGGTCTTTGACTGCTAGGTAGCCCCTCATATTCTGCCATAACTCGACCCACAGTTTGCATTAAGTCTAATCCCTGCCACGCCTCAATATCTGTGACGACGTTGCCATACCTTTTGCAAAGCGCAGTTTTGTCAGTACCAAATCTTGCCACGTCTAAGCCCCATATTGGCCTTATCTCTGGCGTCATCTCAATATCTCGTTGTGTGGCGCTGTGAGCTAAATGAAATGGTATAATCGTGTCATCGTCTGCCATAGGAAATTCACCAAGCACACGTATTCGGAATGCATTGCTTTCTTCGCCATATCGCTCGCGCATTTCCTCGACAAACTCATCAGACACAAGTGGGCTATCGACGCACGACCAGCGCCTCGTCCACCAGCTCTTTGCCATTCTGGTTTGGCTTTCATAAAATGTGCCAGAGGATCTCGTCGGGTTTGATAGCAGTAATGTGGTTGCGCTGTGACCAGACATTGACCCAGCCGCCGCTTCAAAAACTTTCTCAGGCACACCAGATGCCTCATCAACTACCAATAAAACATTCTCTGAGTGTACACCAGCTAATGCCTCTGGCGTTTCTGCGCGTGACGTTCTAGCTGATATAAATGCCTCGGAAGCGGCTGACGTTAGTTCTACACGATCTGACTTAACAGTTAGCAATTGCTGTAGATGGGGTGGCAACTCATTAATCCATCGTTTTAGCTCGGCAAACAATGCGTCAAACAATTGGCTGGACGTGGGCGCTGTGACAACAACCTTATTTGGGAAACGCAGTAGGAGAAACCAAAGCATCGCCCAAGATGCCGACGTTGATTTTCCTGTACCATGCCCAGATCTGACAGACATTTTACGCTCGCCACTTGATATGGCCTCCAGAAATTCTGATTGATAATCGTATGGGTCTGCGCCTAGCACCTCTTTAACAAATAGCACTGGGTCATCTCGATAGCGTAAAACAAATTCTGTTAATGGGTTATCACTCATCTGATACATCCTCATAATCTGCGTCAATCGTCTTGGCTTCGCGTTCCAGATCTTCCTTATGGATAGCCGCCAAGTCAGAATTAACTTTGCGTAGGGCGTCTAGGTGCATATCGCCAACTGAGATATTCACGTTTGTCTGTGGCCTCGTGCCATATCTATCTTGGTTGTATGAGCTTGCCATAAATTTACGCCATTGCACCTTCTCTCTCGTGGCGGCTATTTCACTGCTTGTCGAGCCACCATCCAAATCATCCACCATTGTTAAGCCCTGTTCGACTAAAGCATCTGCGGCGTGGCGTCTGGCTTCGTTCATGGCCTTCTCATATTCTGGCACTTTATTCAGTGACGAGCCAAGGTATTGTCTGGAACATCCATATTCTACAGCCATTTTCGTCAAAGTATTGCCTGATGCGATTTGCTCAAACAGGTATTCAACTCCACCTTTCTTCTCGACATCTGAAAGGATCTTCCTGCGTAATGCCTTGCCAGCCATTAATATTCTCCAATTTTTTTAAATTTTACAATAGGTAAGCGTTATATTGCAAGGGGGTCTAAGGGGTCATTTGTGTGCGTGAAATTATACACACATACCCCCCATAAAAATCCAAGCGAGGGGGGGGTCATAAATTATCTAGTTTCATATAATTGGAACAACGCATAGCTTATAATAGCCTTATTTTACTGCAAAATAGGCTAACCTATTGATATCATTAGATATACTGCGGATTTAGCCTATAATATCCGATAATGTATATTATGTTAACTTTCATGATAGTCGAAACTGTTGACATAAGATTTGCTATTTGTTACGCGCTCACGCGCCTGCGACGACGCATCGATATGCTTTTCCTTAATTAATGCTACCAATATTAATGTAGTAATTTGCTTGTCTCCTCAGCGTGTTGATCATGTAATTCAATGAGAGCCTCTGCTAATGACTGTATGACAACCTCAGCCCCAACTACATGCAATCTATCTGTTATGAAGTCGCATAACATATCCAGCTCTTGATCATTCTCGTCAGTATTCCTGCAATGAAGATCTAATGTTAGTTTGATGTTAAAATCTGTCACGTCAATTAACCTTGTAATGTGACCGCGTAGCTAGGAAGAGGAGATTTGCTACGCGGTCTAGTCTAGTGGGAAACATGCTATAAATGCAAAAACAGCACGTTTGGAGGGAGGAGAACCCACTAGATATAGTATGCCTTATGAGAGGCGTTGTTTCAAGCCTATACAGCCTCATTTCCCAGCTCGTGAGCCAGCGCAAGGTATCCGCACCCATCAATCGAGCTATCAGCGTGAGATCCGTTGCGTAACCTCGCAACCTTTAACAGCGCCATCATGTTTGCCACATCAAACGCTGTGACATCCCTGCCAAGATAAGCGCTCCACATTTGCGCTATACATCCAAAGTTATCAGTCGCACTTCCGTACTGCCTCGCCCTATCACCATTGATCAGTTGATCAGCTCTGCCAAGCACCTCTGATCTCGTCATACTCTTATCACCCATATGTCTATCTCCTGTTTTGACATCGTTACCTTCGCTCGTCTCCTCGCTTGCCTGCAAGACCCACTTCGCCATACCTTTGTTCCTTTTTACTTAACCCCGATTTTACCTATCATACTATTCCCGAATAATAATATAATAATATAATATACCTATAGGTATATATTATTATTATTATTTAGGTTACCCGATAATAATTGTAATTATTATTATGCCTCATAAGTGTTTGATATTGT